TACGTAGCAAACGCCCCCGCACACGCGCCATTGTTAGCGCGAGCACCGGAGAGGCGGACACGAAGACCTTTGGATGATGCTGAATTCTCCCAAAAATAGTCACAGAAATAAGTAGAAGCGGTTGCTCCGATTTCAGTCGGCATGGCGCAAAGCAAGTAATAACTTTTCTGTTTTATATACCCGGAGGTTCTTGGAACCTCGCAAACCTTGATAAGACCGCTGATGGAATTGTCATCATAACCGGCATAAAGGGACGGGGCAACGTAAACCTCCGATTTTTCATCACCCACGTTATCGATAAGCCCCCGGACAATCTTCCAAATATGACCGAAAGGATGTTTCAGGCCGAAGAACACCGGAACCTTTGCGGCATAATGCAACGAGCCGTCCTCCTTTAGCACGTTAAACGTGGTTTCACCGCAGCCGTCACCCAGCTCGATACCGGCAGAGGTCGGAACAATCGGGTAATAACCCCACTGATCCCAATTCGGCATATTGGTGGTTCCGGATCCGAGGCCACCCTGATACAAACCGTTGCTGTCCTTTTCAGCAATCACGGCCTCCTGAATATTACGGGTTCCGAATATGATCATGAAAAGAATTTCAACCACCGCCTGAGCCACGTACCAGTTGGCATCCCAACCCTCGCCACGCTTGCGGGCATAAGTTGAAAAATTACGGTACTGCATATTGGTTGCAACCATCCCCAACTGCGTGCGGTAAGTCCCGTCCCGGCTTGCATCATTGTTTCCACCACGATATTGGGCGGCATCACTCACAACCGAGCAAAGGATATTGTTCGTCCTGTCCATCACGCCACCACCGAGGGCGGAAAGGCCACCGGCGGGAATATACACGCACTGTTTGCCTTTGATGGGAGAAAGGGAAACGGCATAATATTTCAAATTACCCACTTTCCACTCGGCAAAATAAAAACCAATATTCCAACACCACATATACTGTCCCATCGTGCCGTCCAGCTTCGCCGGTGTACCGTCCTCGAAACGGTAGTGGTTCGTGGGATCCAGCTTGCGCCGGGTACGGTCATCCTGAACGAGGTAACAACCAAGTCCCAACAGCTCTGGCAGCTTGCGGAGCATATCGAGGCTGCCGTGATAACCGGCAGCCCGGTACGTGGAATTCGATTCATTCCAATAACGTCCACAAACGGCGTTTGCGGCGGTGGTAACCGCCTCGGACAAATTCATAACTTTGGACTCTCCGTCCGTGTCCAGCACCTCGATGCGCATATCGCTCACGCTGCCGGAGGCGGTATCAAGGTCACTGATTTTCTTTCCGGCCTCGAAAGCCGCAAGCATCGCTAACACACGGGTTTCCTGATCGCTTGTCATATTTATCAAGTTTTTAAGTTAAACGTATTCTACCTTTACTGTCAACCCGGATTTTACCGCCTCCGGTAAGGCGGACGGACGGAGCCTGAACCTCCACGTTTATGGTCTTGTACAAATGGGTGGCCTGTGTCGGGATCACGTGGATCCGGCTCGTTCCGATTTTCAGCGGGGTAACAACACCGGCAGGATCCACGCTCACGGCCACGTCATCGCCCAAGAACAAGACATTCTGCAGGGAGTACGAGGGGAACATCTTGGCCACGATACGCTGAACGTAAGGGTTACGCTGCGTGATGCGTCTCGTGTAGGTCAGTTCCATTCTCGTGGGAGCCAATGAAGCGGCTCCCGATATGGACTCCTGCAACTGCTTCATCTTCTCGATCTCGGCCTCCGCAGTGGTGGCCGTACTACTCGCACGGGCGGCAGCGGCAAGGGCTTCTGATTTGGCCGCATTCACGGAGCTGGCCTCCTTATTCGCCGTATCAGCTGCGGAGGACGCTTTCGTGGCGGCATTCGTGGCATTGGAGGCGGCTCCGTTGGCCGCATCCGTGGCTTTCTTTGCCGCTTCGGTAGCGGTTCCAGCTGCACCGGCGGCATCATTGGCACTCTTGGCAGCGTTATTGGCCGCCGTGGTTGCCTTATCTGCATTACCTGCAGACGTGTTGGCTTTTGCTGCGGCTTCATTGGCGGCTTTCGTTGCCCCGCTAACCGCATCCAATGCCACATCCTGCAATTTGGAGATAGGAGCCTCCACTACTTCCGGCACGCCACCGTTAAAGCGCAAGGCCGGAAGCGAGAGAAGCCCGTCCAACGAGGTGGCCACCGGTAGATCACCCACGCCTTTGGATTCGGCTCGGATGATAGCACGCACACGTTTGGCTATTTCCTGCAATTGTGCTTCTGTCAGTACCATAACTTATCCGTCTATCAATTTGACAATTTGTGCGTAACCGCCGGGATTCAAAACCAATGCGGCCTCTTTTATCATTAGAGCCTCCTCCGCCGAGATTTCAATATCTCCGGTGGATTGATAGATTTTAAGGCTCAAGCTGTAAGCACGGATTTTCTCGTCACCACTCAAAGCGTTGACCCTCTCGTCCCGCCATTCCCCACTGAACAGGATCGGAGCGATGACATCTTTCATCAGCTGTTCCTGAACCGCATCCGTACCATCCACCTTTTTCGTAATCGCAAGCCCTTTGTAATTCATAAAGGGAACATTCAAATTCACTTTCATAAATACCTCCTTTTTTATTATTATGACCAATTGTTATCTCTGAAAGCCCCGATAACCAACCCCCTGCCAAGCAAATTCGACGCTGGAGCGGGACTCATAAAATCCGCTATATTGAAACAGTCAGCAACTTCTCCCCCATTCCATTGAACCTTATTTCCATTACAATAGATATACACGCTATTATTCTGATCGTTGGCATTTATCACCGTTACCCGTTGGCTTTTCATCCCGCTCAACAAATACCGGTACGTTCCTGAAACTTTTATAATCACCAAATCAACCGGAAAACCGGCAGCATCTCCGGAGGAGCCATACAACGGGATGGTATAATAGGTCTCGTTATTGGATGACGTGGCAGAAGACAAAGAGACATATACCTTACCGGTTTCCGTCTCCAAACCATTCACGTAATAGTAACCATAGCTGCCATATACCACCAGCGTATTGCGTTGCCTTGCCCCGAAATTACCACGACACCAAACATCAGAGGTATAGAAACGGAAAGAACGCTTTTTGTCATAGTCATAGCCCTGATGATACAGGTCACCGTTAAACCACATCTTTCCATCACTGCCAAAGGAGATGCCTCCGACAATATCCCCGTCATTATTCACGCAGTTTAAGGATTTGAAGGAACCCGACACACCGACAACCGTTCCGCTGAACTCGCCGTTCTTGGCGATTATCTTTCCATCCGTGGTGAATTGCACGTTACCATTCGCAGTTACAAGCCCCTCCAGCTTGATATGCTTGGCGTTTATTGTCACGGAGTCCGCCGCTTGGTTGATATAGGAAACAATGGTACCACCATCCTCAAGCGTCTTGCTCGCCCATAACTTATTGCCGTCTGCGGAAGTAATCCAACCGGCCTTACTGATGGTTCCGTCTATCGTATCCACCCGGCTGACAATGGCATTGATTTGTTGTGCCGTCACGTGAAAACTGCTCTCGTGCGTGGTCAGGCGGTTACCAAGAACATCCACCCTGTCAATGGTAGCCCACAGCTTGTTGCCGTCTGCAGTGGTGATCCAACCGGCGGTCTTGATGGTATGGTCTATGATTCCCAAATCATCCTCCGCCTTGTCGATACGGCTCACGATGGCGTTGATCTGCTGCGCCGTCACGTGGAAGCTGCTCTCGTGCGTGGTGACACGATTGCCAAGACTGTCCACCTCGGTTATGGTAGCCCACAGCTTGTTGCCGTCAGCCGTGGTGATCCATCCGGCGGTCTTGATGGTGTTATCTATCTTGTTCACCTCCTCGGCCACGGCAAGGATATGCTCGGCGGTCTGCTCGAACTTGGTACTGACCTCTTTTTTATAATCATCCAACGGGTGATTGGTCAGGGTCAGCTGCTCGATATACAAGTCACCGGTAAATCTCAGGAGAAAATCACCGGCTCCGTCCCATACCCCCGATACCTCCAGCGTTTCAAAGCCCTCATTGGCTGGAACCGCTTCTTCCACATAGGGAGCGGATCCGCTGAAACCGGCAGTCAGGATCCCCTCCTCGGCGCAATGATATTTCAGGGTTAAAAATATGACGCTGCCATCTTCCGGCTTGGTGATATCCGCATTCAGCTGGCGGATGTGGCTCCGCTTGATCCGTAGCATGAAACGGCCATCGAAAGAGTCGATGTCGGCCACCTTGTTTTTCTCGGAATAGAAATTCACGCCTAAATCAAGCAGCTGGCCTCCGATATCATATAAAGCCATATCGCTCTCACGCTCCCAATAAGCCATGTCATCCTGAAAGCTGGCGTTTTTCAGAAAGTTATCCTCCTCGGTCATCGTACTGACAACACTCTGCATGGCACTCTGCAGCATACCCTCCATCACCTCGAATTTCGTCCGGACATCCTCTCCGGTACGCAGACGGAAATCACCCAGCAGATAGGCGTTGTTGGAATACAGGCCGTATCCCTGAAGCTGCCCCCACCAATAGGTAATGATACCGGCCAGACGCCCAAGCCGGAGACGCACGGCGTTGTCAGGATCCGTTTTCATCCCATACAGGACATCAAGGTACGGGCTGCCCTCCTCAACACTGGTCTGCTTGATCACGCCCTTACGGTCTGAATTGGTAGCGGAGTCCACACGGGTAAGCACGTCACGGGCGGCCACACCGCTCACGTCACCAACAAAATTTTTATAGGTGATACTATCCAGCCGGTTCTCTCCATCAGCCAAAGCCCCGACCTTGACATCTACCACCTCAAATTCGTAACGCTTTCCCCCGTGCCCATTCACGGAGAACTGCTGAACCATCACGATATCACCGGTACGGAAAGGATTATAAAGGACTCCTTTCTCCGTATCGAGATAGATAGTCTTTGTGCCCGCATCGATGTGATCGACACGCATCATGTCCGTTGTCAGGCGGGTTCCATTCTCGCCCAGCAGCTGGGAAATGACGAATTCATACACCCGCATAACCCCACGGACGGTCATCTCGTCCAGTTCCATGATGGCTTTCTTTTCCTTTACACCTGCGGCGTTAAGCACCTCTTTCCAAAACAAAGCCCAGCCGGTTCCGCCGGGGAAACCCGAAGTGAAGACCTCGGAGGAAAGCAGACCTTTGAAAGTGGAGTCTTTCTCTACCGTAAGGATTTGGACAAGAGCCTCGCCGATAACCTTTATCCCCTTCAAAAAGGTTTCAAGCTCTTTCGCCGTGTCGGGTATGTCCTTTCTGAGGTATTTGTCTGCCGTTTCTTTTTCCAGCTTGCTCAGGGAATTTGCGATCGTGCGTATTGTCCGGACAGCGGAAAGGACGTTATACTCGGTGGGATCGATACTGTCCCAACTTTTCAACACGGTCAGCACGTCCTTATTCAGCTGTTCCTTATAGGCCGCCTGAATATCCACGATATTACTCTCGATCTGATTGATACGCCCGTAATCAACCGCATACGTGCATTCAATATCCATATCGGTGGTATTATTCACACGGCGGGAGATCTTGGTCACACGGCTCTCGTGAGTGCCGGTGGGGAAATAAATCTCATTCTCCAAAAGGACACGCCGCCCCAATTTCAAATCGATATGGTTCTCATCAAAATAGATGTAATCGGTTGGAGCCTTATAGACTGACGTATCAATGCTTATCGACTCGATATGCTTCTGAACGGCCTCCTCGAATTCTTTTTCCGCCAGCGGATAATACTCTTTAGGCATCCGTACGTTCCAAAGGATATACTCGTCACCCGGCTTCGGGATCAGCAGGCCGCCCGGTAGCTGCTGGTTCTCGTACGGGAATTGCGTGATAATCTCGAACTCCTTTGTCCCGGAATTGAAATTCACCTCAAAATCACGCCCGTTCAACTCCCCGCCTTGAAACGACACCTGTTTGACAAGCCCCTCGATCTCATACGTGTTCGGATCGAAATTCAACCCCTCATCAGTAAAATAATATATAGTGAACGCATTGCCGTCCTCACCTGTGGCCTCTTCCGTCCTGACACCGGCAACAGTACCGATTCGTTTCGGGAATATGTGCGCAAAGGCCTCCTCCTCCGCCTGTTCCACGATTCCGAGATGGATATTCCTTTCCACGTAACGGACACCACCCGGAAGCTGCAGCCGGCGGTGGCCGTAATCAGAGGCCACGATATTACGGGTACTGCCAAGAGGATACAACCGGGTGAAGAAAGGAACCGTATCGTTCTCCACACGGGAAAGCCCGAGCAGCCCCTTTTCGTACCCCAAAGATACGGGAGTGCCGTGTTCACAACGGCTCAGATTGATAGTGGTTCCCTCGATCCACCATTCGGTATTGAAATTCTTGGCTATTTCCGAAAGGGCATCGAAACAAAATATCTTGTCATACTCTATGTTTACATTAGCGGAGGACACCACCTCGCCGATAACCCAATTTTTCGTCCCTTTGATACGGTTTATATTGTCACATATCAGCTGCAGGTGTTCGGCAGCCGTGGCATCATAGGAAAAGGAAAGCTCATCGTCACCGTCCACCATCTTGAGGACTTTGGCCTTTTTAAGCTCACTCTCTATACCGTAGAACTTGCAGCTGTAGGCATACTCAACGGTAGATTTCTGCTCCGGCTTGTAATCCTCCAGCAACGTGAAGCGTTCACCCTCAAAATCCACGTAATCATTCACGCCCAGTTTCACGTACTCGTAAAGGGTAAACGACAAATTCAGGATATTGTCATTCATCACCTCCTTTACGTGGCGGTCGGAGTCCGACGGCGATACCGCAGTCTTGAACACCCCTTGCTGGTTGTATATTTTAAGTTCCATTTTGAACGCTGTTTGAATAATGTTTGAATCCTATAACGTGGGAACCGGTTCCCGAAATTTCACGCTGAATTTTGCGATGACCTCACCCCCGAAATCGGTCAGCTGGGTGTAATCCGTGCAATCCTTGTAATACATCCGGTAACTCCTGCCAAGCTCCGGAGGGTTGATGGTCAACCATCCCTTATTACCGACCTTGAGAAATTTCAGGAATGACGAATAACGGGACAGGAATTGCGCCCGGTCTGCCGCTATGATCGCAAATTGCAGGGTGACATCACGAGCCTCCCATGCGGGTAAGAGCGCATCAGGCAGTTTCTCCCCGTCTTTTTCCCGGAATGATACAGCCGTGTGCGGCTTTGCCGATGGCGGTTTCAGCAGGGCGGAGTAATTCTTGGTATCACCCGCTTTCTCCTCTGCGAGGAATGCCCCATAATCCACAAAGACATCAACCCCGTTTATCAGTAACAAGCCTTTTAAAATATCCATTGTCATTTCATCTTTAAACCGTTTTGTTTGATATCCCTTATCTCATCGTATATCTTTGGCAAGGCATCTGTGTTTGTCTTTATCTTATCGATCGTTTCCAATGCTCCACCTATGCCCTCTGATATATTTTCCACGTTCTCATCGATGGAGGCATCGTGCATCTGCAGGGAGGTCATCAGTCCCTCCAACTTTGTACCCTGATCCTGCGTGAGGGTTTGGAAAGCACCGGCACGCCCGCTTTGGGTGGTAGTCTTTTCCTCATCGTTTTTCCAAAGATCATACCCCATAGCGGCGGCCTTGTCTTTCCACGCTTCCATCCACGATTGAGCCGCATCAACGTTATTCCCGATATTGTCATAAAAGCTATCGATCAGGCGCATGGCATCACCCGCAATCTGTTCCTCACTTTTACCGCTTCCATATACCGCCTTTAACTTTTTCTGCAGGTCATCGAACTTATCGGCAAAGAACAGGGAATATGCGATCTGCTCTCCGAGGTTCTCCAGCACGGAAGCGGCCTGATCCGCAAAATTCTCCAATGCCGTGCCGCTTCCCTTGATGGCGGAAGTGATGGAGTCGAGCATTCCCTGACCGAGGCTCCCGAACGTTTCCTGCAGATAATCCTCCAAAGCCTGTTCCGCCTCGTCCATCGCATCTTTAAGGTCGATCAGGTTCTCAAGATAGTTCCGGGTTTCATCGCTCATCTTGCGGGTGTCGAGAATGACTTGGAGCATCTCCGTATCCAGCTCGCCGTTGGCCTTTATCAGTTCAGGGTAAACATCAAGGATCCCGCTATAAACATCCTTTCCTTTTCCCCAGCCGAACAATCCCGTTTTTTTATGTCCCGTAACGATCTGCGCATCGTTCAACCCGCCAAAACCTTTCTGATAGTTCTCCAGCCGTTTGCGGTAGGTTCCGGCAAAATCACCCGTCATGCGCTCTATCCAGTTCATGGTGGGAGCATCACCGGCCAGTTCTTCCTTGAATTGCGAGAGGGCGTCACGATAGACCTCTATCGCACCCACGGCCTTTGCCACCTGACGCTCCCCGAATATGTTCTCCGCCTTTTCGAGCAAAAGGTTCTGCTCCAGCAGTAAGAGGTTGTATTGCCGCTGGAAATCGAGCCTTGCCTTTTCAATTTCCTTTAGAGCTTCCTTGTGACGGGCTTCCGCAGCAAAGGCCGAGGTCAGGAAATTTGCGGCCTCACCGATAGCCGCACCGATACCACCGATCAAGCCACCTTTAGCGAAACCTTGTCCGATATTGGAAACCGCCCCCATCACTTGCTGCATACCGTTCAGGGCATCGGCAACCTCGGTGTCCCCCATCTGGTCAAACATATTGGCAAGTTCACCAGCCGCCTCGGATGCAGCCCCGCTGATCGTACCGATTGCGCCGGACACCTCTTTGGCTCCTTTCGCACCTTTGAGTTCGGCAAAGCCTTTCTCAAATGTCTTGAAGATGTTCTCCCACTTATTATTGCCTCCCTTGCCGGTATCGAGCAGTTTATCAAGGGCTTTTTTCAGCTTTTCAAGTTCTGCCGGACTTTTCTCTATGTTTTTCAGTTGATCCGGAGAGATGAACGTGATACCTTTCGCATCTCCCTTGCCGGATAAATACGCACGCAACTGCTTCGCCTGTGAGATAAGTTTCTGCAGTGAGTCGAAAGACATGGAAGAATAATCCCCAAAGAGCTTTTTAAAGAAATCATTGTCCTTTGAGATACTGTCGGCCTCCGCATCATTCACTGATTGGATGCCTTGTTTTACCTTTTCTCTTGCGACGGCTATCGCCCGGTCAATTTCCGCCGAGTTTGCCTCAGTCCGCTCCGCCTCCAATTTAGCGATATCATCATCACCCTGTTTCTTTATTGCTGCACGTTGCGCCTCGTAGTCACGGTATTTTACAAGAAGCTCCTGCAGGGTTTCCTGCTGTTTCTTCTTTTTCTCCTCGTTATCCTTTTTCTCCTTACCGTCAATCTCTGCAACGGTGGCATCATATATCTGTGCAGCCTGTATACGCTGGGTTGCGGCCTGTGCCGAGATATTGGCAAGCTGCTCAGGAGTAACTTTTTCCCCGGCGGCTTTCAGCTTGTTATAAAGTTCAATGCGCTGTTGTTCCTCACGGTTGATACGCTCTTTCTCCCGCTCAAAGTTCAACGATGCCTCCTCACGCTCCTTGTCATATCCCTCTTTCAAGATGGCGATACGCTGATCCTCTATCTTTTGACGGGCTTTCAGTTCTAACTCGGCAAGGTTGTTGGCCGGTTTCGCTTTATCCTTGTTGTTCTCAGGAGCCACGAACCCGCCGATACCGGATTTCTTTCCCAGCTCGGCATATTCCTCCTGCAGCTTCTTTGCCTCCTCCAAATAAGCGTCCCGCTGCTCCTCGGCAGCTTTTACGGCTGCATCCTTGGCCTCCTTATTATGTTTCTCTATCAACGCCTGAGCGTCAATCTGACCGTAAGACTCGCTTTGAGCCATATAAAGCCCCATTTTAGAGAACCAACCCATCGAACCCTCGACATCGGATTCAGGAGTGGCTTTTACCTCGTTCACCTTTTCGTCCGCTTCCACGGCCTTGTTAACAAGACTTTGGGCTTTCGCCTGCAGGAAAAGCATTTGGATATAGTCATCACTCTTTTGGATCAGCACATCATACCACTCGGCAACGGTATTGTAATACCCGAAGCTCTCGCCGTATTTCCGGTTCAACTCCTCAACTTTGGCCTTTTCCTGCTCCTTGCTACCGGCAAAGTCTTTCAGGCTTTTCGTGGTATTCTCTATCTCAAAGCGGGTTTTGATCATTTGGGAACGCCCTTCACTTTCTATTTTAACCCGTTCTTTGGCCTTTTCCGCCGCTGCCTCCTGAGCATCGCTGTATTTATCCCAAAGCACGATAAGCCCCGTTATAACGGCGGAAAGCCCCAGCGTAAGGGTGGCCATCAAAGCGGTGGCAGCCGCATTGGAGATGCCCAATGACACAGCCAACTTTGTATTGGCCGCCGTCAGCAGCTTTTTCATCTTGACAACGGTGACCAGCCGGAAAGCGGAGTCCTTGTTCAGGGTATTCATGACCTGCTGCAGCCCCATAGTGACGGCCATGACGCTCTGCACACGGGTTTGTATCTTTATCAGATCCTCGTTTTCCGAGGCGAAAATCCCCATGACACCGGTGGCGGTCGTGAACAGACCGGACAAGCCGTTCACACCGCTCATCACTCCCTGCAAGGCTGCATCATCATTGGCGAGAATATTCGTTTGGGTACGCAGGTCACCGATGGTATCGGCTAATACGGCGGCTTTATCGGCCATATCCGCATACTCTTTGGTATTCTGTTTGCCCTCCAAACGCAGGCGAGCCATCGCATCCTGCATCTCCCGGAGCTGCATCGAAAGACGTTTGGTGGAAACGGCTGCCTTGTCATGCTCCGCTTCAAGGGAGGAGAGTATGTTCTTGTCTTCCTGCAGGGCTTTGGTACAGGCATCTATCTCCGCACGCATCTCCAGCTGCGCCTTTCCGGGTGCGAGGTTGTCGTACTGCTTCTTTAAATCCTTGAGACAGGATTCAACATACTTGATCTGCTCTTTTTGGGCGGCAATACGGTCTGTGATGCTTTTAGACACCTGCTCGGCCTTGTCTCCCAGCGTTTCGGCGGACTTGCCCGCCTTGTCGATGCCGGGAGAGAGCTTGTCTCTCATTATGAATTCTATCTCAACGGGTTTCATTGTTCTTTCAGTCGTGATTGGAAAAATCCGGAAAGGCTTTTAGGTTTCCCTTTACCGCCTTTGCTTCCGGTTCGGTTGTTATCATTCTCTTTCTCATAATGTGGCGCATCGGCGAGCATCATCCGGAGCGTTTGGTAATTGACACCCCAAAGGATGTATTTCACGCTCCAGCCGGTGGCCGCCGCTATCTGCCACACGATACCAAAGGGGCTATGGGATCCGACATATTTCGTTCTTAACTCCCCTTTCTTTTTTGGCTCTCTCTCGGTTTCAGGGGATTGGATATCTGAACCGATTCGATAATACGCATAAAAGACTTTGTACCCAGCAGGGTGATAAAACGCTGGTTAGCCCCCTGCAGGTATTTGTCAGGAACGAACCATCTCAGCAGCCATGCAACAATGCCGGAAAACAATAGTCCGGAGATCGCTCCACGGCAGATTGTCAGGGCTACCATCTTGGAAACACGTTTGCCATGAATGGCAAGGAACGCCATCTCCTCATGCTTGTTGAACTGCTCCATCTCCTCGTAAGTAATACCCAGCTGCAGGTATAACTTTGCGATCCGGATCTGACTCCCCAAACAGGGACGTTTCATGGTCACCCTGATTGATACCGGTTTCTTTCTAAATGGTATCTTAAACCGTAAAAAAGGCAGGGAAACTCCCACGTCAAGCAGAGCCTCCGCTGCCTCTATTTCCACGTTCTTTTTCATGGGTTACGCATTTCCAGCCGCCTGACTCAACGTGAGGGTAGCCTTTTGGGTATTATCAGCCGCAAGGATAAACTCTACCGATCCGTTTCTCGCAGCACCGATATTGGCATCCGCCGTGATGGTGATCCTGCCGTTCACAACCTCAAGATTGAAACCGGTGGGAACCTTTCCCACGGAAAACGCTCCGGAGGCTTCAATATCCACCGTTTTACTTTCTCCACCTTTGGCGAATGACAAAGAGGTGGGCGTTACGGAGATAAACGGAACTGTGTCATCAAAACTGAAAGGAGAGCTACCGTCCAGCGGATTCATCATCTCCATCTCACACTCGATACCCAGCGGATCATCACCGCCAATCTTGCCACGGACTGCACCGTCCAGCGTCATGCGTTTAACCTCCACGGTCTGACCGGTTCCACAAAGTATCTTAAGAGAACCCTCCAACGAGACGGACTCCGAGGGGGCTTCCCATTTCGTACCGTTCACCTCACCGCCCATCACATCTTTACAGTTTTGGGGAACGAGTTCTATCAGGGTGAACTTTAACAGGTTGGTGGCATCCTTTTTCTTGATTTTCTTTACCGGGGCATTACGTACCTGTGCGGCAAAGAGCTTGATATACTCAGCTGCATCACCACCCCAATCGATGCCGTCCTCTGAAACATTACCGATTTTCTTTCCACCGAAATAGATCGCATCGAGGAGCATCATATATCCGTCATTCACATATACTTTTGACATTGTTCTTTATTTTATAAAAGTTAATACTCTATTCTTTAGCTTCTTTAGCGGGGAGGTAAGCAATAGACCGGCCACGAAACCCACCAATAACCATTTGTACCATGTAGCAGGAGGCTTTTCCTTAATGCTTTGAGCGGTATCACTCTCCACCTTATAGGTTTTATCACTCCGGCTGTTCGTCTGTTCCATCCGGGAAATAACCCGCTTTAAACTATCCACCTCGCTGCGCTGTCGAAACACCTCACGCTCGTAAAAAAGGCATTGCCGGGCGATAGAGTCACATTTACCCGTAACCGTGATATTATCGCCATTCCTTTGCACGCTTACCGATGCCTGACCGTCTTTGGCCGTGTAACCAGCACCGTCCGGCAGGTTAAGGAGGTTCTGTATCGGAACATCCACTTTCGCCTCCGACTCCGGGATCCCCTCCTGTGTCAGGGCGGTTATCGTCTGTCCCTGCAGTAGTTCCCCCGTCCTCTGAGCCGTCACGTCTGACTGCTCTCCGGTTGCTCCGGTGGTGGTTCCGCTTTTCGTCTGTTCCGTCAGCGTGTGCGATTGCTGGCTCTTGGTTAATTTCGCCGTAGCACACCCCGTCAGGATGAACACGACTATGATTAGCACGAGGGTTGCCCCTCGGATTAGGTTTCTCATCATTTCCTGTTTGTTTATTGATTACTTTTCTCAATCTCTCCACCTCTTTGGTCAGGCGGGAGAGCTTTTGGATCATCTCCTCCTGATTCGCTTTCAGGTCGGCATTCTCTCTACGGAGCTGGATATTCTCATCCAATATCTTCCGGTTCTCACTACTGAGCATATTGATGGACGCCTGAAGCTGGGATAACATATCATTGTTCTGCTTTCTACGGCCAACAAACCACGTGAAGATGCTACCGATAAAACCACCCGGCAGGGCGAACATTAAAAAATCCATCAGACCGTCCATCTCTTTGCTTTGTTATTGATTAATGCCTATGTTCCTGAGCCATGCTTGAACGTCAAATGACGGACACGCTTTGGCCGCAATCTCGTTATGACCGATGATTCTCACCCGTGGGAAACGGCGGTGGAAGTCTTTCACGTAGTCCTCCAACGCTTTCAGCTGGCCGGGAGTACGGGTATCTTTGGGAGTCTTACCATCAGCGGCCACGCCGCCAACGTACACAATGTGCCGGGAAATGGTATTGTACCCTTTTGCTCCATTGGTAACCTCCCACGGATCCACCCGTGCGTCCTCGTTGTTCTCAACCAATCGCTCCACCGTTCCGTCAAGGTGAAACATATCGGTATATCCTACCTGTTTCCAGCCACGGCCACCCTTGCTTACCGGGTTCGTGTGCCATGCTCTGATATCGTTACTCGTTACCTTACGGCCTTGAGGCGTGGCGGTACAGTGGATTACCAAATATTTCAATTCTGCCATAACCTTATCCTGCCACAGGGGTTCCCTGTACTAAAGCGACTACACCCTTTTTATCCTCCCGCATGATACGGCCACCGGCACGTACAAGGAATGAATAAATATCACCGTAATACATCGCATCACCCTCGTTCTCGAACGCTTTCACCTCACCCAGCGCACGGCAGACGCTTTGATCGTGCCATGCAAGCCCGGCGGCGAGGTCGGTGGCTGCACCGGCTACACTCCATGCTTTGGGGGCTTTTGCCGCAGTATAAAGGGCAACCCGGCTGCGCATCATGATATTAAAACTGAACAGCTTTCCGAGGATACCGTTCTGCGCATCGGCGGAAGCGAGGAACGCCGTGTTCTCGTTCTCCGTCAGACTATTCAGCAGCTGGGAGTACATCTGTGCATCCAGCAGCAAATAACGCCCCTCCTGCGGGATATCATCATTATTGAACTTGGTCATCAAGCCCAAGATATCCGCCTTACAGATACTTTTACGTTTGCCGGTAGCCTTATCCGTGTAGGCATCGATCTCCGCACCGGTGGTTTCAACGCACTGTGCGGCGGCAGGACTCCAGTTGAAAATGAAATCAAGTGCCACGTCATCCTGCAGTTTGAGCTTGTCATTACGCAGGACGGATTCCCGTTTATCATAGCTGAGTTCCACCGTGTCGGCGTTAGGAATAAGTACCGGATCCGTGGTGTATTCATCCAACGGAAACGTCACATCGATATCCGTTCTTTTAGTTACCTTAGCGGGGAGTTCGGTTCGATTTTTCTTGGTTCCGGATGCTGCACCGGCATTCGGGATGTGAACAATCTTGCCGTTGTTCACGTACTCATCGGCGTTGAACGCCTTGCTCAGGAAGCTATTGGAGGCAAACAAACCCTCCACGATAGCCGCCATCCAAATTTCTTTCTGAATTGCCATTTCTATTCTTGTTTTAATGGTTAATAATTACAGGTTCGGTTCGATGCCGAAACGCTCTTTAAACTTGGATTTATACAAGTCCGGGGCGGCATCTTTTAGTTCAACGAGCTTACCGGCTTTATCCAGCTCGTCCCATGATTTGTCTTTCCAATCGCCGAGTGTCACACCAGATCCTTTACCCGTGTTGATTTGACCGGCCACGTTTGCACGGCACGGAATAGCTGCCAGCATAGCCTTTGTTCCCTCGAAATCTTTATCGAAAAGGTTCAGCAGGTTCTCACGGCCTTTCGCATCATAGCGTCCGTCTTTGATGGCCGCATCGGTCAGGGAAACCGCTTCCCGCTTTTGGGATTCCTTTTTGGCCTCGTTCATTTTATCCAATGCGGCGGCCAGCGTCTTGTTCTCTTTTTCCAAGCGGTCGGCATTGGCAATGATTCCCTGAATGGCGGTTACGATTTCCGCCTCGCTTGCAGAGTCCTGCAGCTTCAATACTCCTGTAAGTACGCTCATTTTAATTTGTTTTTTGGGGTTATTACTGTGATCTATCAACCGGATAAGATTGTCCTTATCATTCAGGTCGATAATCTGTTTGCTCTCTCTGTCATAGAATACCAGCGCATTGTGGTTGGCTCCGATCGTAACGACACTGCCCTCTCGAACCGTCCATCTCGTAACGGTAGGGAGCATCTGTCCGGGGAGCATCAGGTCGTAGGCATCGCTTTTCTCCTCCGGAGGCCATGCACCAATAGAAGCCATGCGGATAAAGTCGTTTTCAACCTTACGCTTTACCTCTGCGGCACGGGGATCTCCCTCATCGAACACGGCATCGGCTAAAATCTTGCCTCCCTCCACACGGATATTCTCCCACCGGCCAATCGGCAGGGAGTAATCATCGTGATTCAGAAGCATCACGGGATTCTTTCTAAACTCCTCCAGATTGGCTCCGCTGGTGAGCATCCTAAAACCGTAGGTGTTCACCGACTCATCATGTAATACAAAGGTTAATTTGCCCATTTCGCTCGTTTGATTTTGTGACAAAATTCAGGGTAAAAAACGGGCTGTACAAATCGGACTGTAAGCGTTTCAGCCTAAACTGCAACCGTTTCAGTTTAAACGTAAGCCACTACAAACCAATTATTTTCACTCACCGCAAGGCTTTACCTTTGGGCTATAAAATGATATAGCTATGGCGGAAGAATTGAAAGCAAATCAACGGAAAGAATGGGCGAAATTGATGTATCTCAAAGAGAACATCACCCAGCAGGAAATCGCCGACCGGGTTGGTGTTTCCCGTGTCACGGTAAACAAATGGGTTAAGGAATGGGAGGGATTGAAACTCAATCTCCTGCAGACACGAGAGGAACGCATCAGCTCCACGCTCACGCAGCTGGACGAACTCGACCGTTCCATCGCAAACAAGGAGGAGGGTAAACGGTTCCCGTCTGCGGCGGAGGCCGATATCCGGCGCAAGCTGACGGCTGACCTTGAGGCATTGGAACAGGATGCCTCCATCAGGGACATATACAACGTGTCCCGTGGGCTGCTCGACTGGCTCCGGCAGCAGGATCTCGAAAGGGCAAAGGAGCTGAGTGATTATTTCGATGCGTATATAAAGGAGAAAATGAAATGGGTAAAATAGATGATATTCAGGCTTACAAGGAGTGGACTGAATACCACCGTTCACTCAAAAGGGACAAGGCCGCCGACAACCTCTCGCCGGTGGAACGAAAAAAGAAGCTGGAAAAGCTGGAGGCGAACGTCATCGAGTGGATCCTGTTCTTTTTCTCGGAGTTCGCAAAGTACCCTTTTACCAAGTTCCATAAAAAGGCTATCAAACGTATCACCACGAACATGGAATGGTACGAGGTTCTCTCGTGGTCACGTGAGCTGGCAAAATCCACCATCGTGTTCATGTGCATGATGTACCTCGTGCTGACCGGCAAGAAAAGAAACGTGCTGCTTATATCAAACAGTCACGAGAATGCCGTCCGGCTCTTGGAACCTTATAAAAAAGCCTTTGAGAGCAATTCCATGTTAAAGGCGTATTACGGCGATTTGAGGGAGTTCGGGAGCTGGACGGCGGACGAGTTCACGCTCACCACAGGAGCAACGTTCCGGGCTGTCGGTGCGCTGGAGTCTCCCCGTGGTACGAGAAAGGACGCTGTACGTCCGGACACGGCTCTCGTGGATGATTTCGATACGGATGCGGACTGCAGGAACCCGGACATACTGAAAAAGAAATGGGAGTGGTTCGAGGAGGCTCTGTTTCCAACCCGATCCATCAGCGAGGATCTGCTGGTGATATTCTGCGGGAACCTGATCGCTCTCGACTGCTGCGTGAAACGTGCCGGCGAGAAAGCAGACCATTGGGATATCGTGAATATCCGGGACAAGGACGGCAAATCCAGCTGGCCGGAAAAGAACACGGAGGAACGCATCAACCGTATTCAATCCAAAATCAGTACAAAGGCGTTCCAGCAGGAATACATGAACAACCCCCTCTCCGAGGGTGACACGTTCAAGGAGATGGTATGGGGTAAATGCCCGCCACTCTCAAAACTGCAGTTTGTCGTGGCATACGGGGACCCGGCACCGTCCAACTCGAAGAACAAGGCCACCTCTTTCAAGGCCTGTTTCCTTATCGGGTATTATGACGGTAAGTTCTACGTTTACACCGGTTATCTCGACCACGTGGTAAACGAGGAATACGTGAACTGGTATTATTATCTCCGGGAATACGTGGGGCAAAAAACGCAGGTATATAATTACATCGAGAACAACAAGCTGCAGGATCCTTTCTACGAACAGGTATTCATACCTCTGTTTAACGAAAAAGGAAAGAGCCTCGGATTTATCGGGATCATACCGGATACCCGGAACAAACCGGAAAAGTTTGACCGTATCGAGGGAAACCTTGAACCACTTAACCGGCAAGGAAAGCTCATCCTCAACATTGACGAGAAGGATAATCCGCACATGAAAAGGCTGGAGGAGCAGTTCCTGCTCATCAACCGGGCGATGAAATCACCCGCTGACGGGGTGGACTGCATCGAGGGCGGCGTGTGGATCATCAACCAAAAGATAAGCACGCTCTCGGCTGGATCCTACACCGTGGGCGCACGTGTAACCAATAAAAAGAGATTTTAATCATGGCATTTATCACACCCGAAGAATTGGAAACGCACCTCTATAAGGAAAATATAGAGGCTATCAGCAGGGAGGATGAAACAATCCTCACGGCGGCCATTGACGCTGCCCTGCAGGAAGCATACGGCTATCTTGGTGCGTATGACCGCAAAAAGATTTTCGAGGCCACAGGGAGCCAAAGAAACGCCCTCCTGCTCATTTTTGTAAAGGACATAGCCGTGTGGCATTTCGTGAACCTATGTAATGCCGGTACTGACCTGCAGCTCAGGCAGGATCGTTACGAGCGTGCCGTGGCATGGCTCAGGCAAGTGCAGAAATCGGATGTCAAACCCGACCTCCCCGTCATGGACGAGGACGGGGACGGGAAACCGGATGCAGCAGGTGAATATATATACGGGAGCAACCCTAAACGTAATCAACATTTTTAACTCGTGACTATGGCTAATAAAAGAAAGAAAAAGGCGGTTCCGCAAATGGCCGCCACGAAAACAAAGGAGCAGCTGGTCATCCATCAGATCGTGGTCAAGGCTCCCCAGCGGAAAATATACGATGTAGGAAATTGGCGGACGGCTCTCTCATCTGCGGATAATGGCCGGACAAAACAGCTTTATGACCTGCTCGATGATATCATGATTGACGGCGTTTTGAGCGATGCCGTTCAAAAGCGTATCGATGCGGTCACGAACTCGGAGCTGACTTTCCAAAATGCGGACGGGGAGGAAGTGGAGGAGATCGCAGACCTGATGGACACCACCGCATGGGAGGATCTGCTGACTGAAATCCTGAAAAAGAAAATATACGGGCGTTCAGGAGTTGAGATGACCTTTAATGACGGTTTCAACGTGGAACCGATACCGGCAAAGCATATCAACCTGAAAAACCGTACCATTCTCCGGCAGGACACGGACGAAACCGGCATACCATACGAGGGAGATTCCCAGCTGCTTATTCTCGGCAAAGACCGGGATTTCGGTTTGTTGCTCAAGGCGGCTCCCTATGCCATTTATAAACGGGGAGGCTTTGGGGATTGGTCGCAATGGATCGAGCTTTTCGGGATGCCCCAGCGCATCGGTAAATACAACACGTATGATCCGGAGAGCCGCAAGCTGCTGGAGGAGGCTTTCGAGAAAGCCGGATCCGCACCGTATGTGGTCATCCCTAAAGAGGCGGACGTGGAAACCAAAGACGGAGGAACGGGTTCAGGATCCTCGTACAACGAATTCCGGCAGGCCAACAACGAGGAGATGCTGATCACCATACTCGGACAAACCATGACCACCGTGCAGGGAGAGAAAGGCGCACGCTCGCTGGGTGAGGTTCACAAGGAGGTAGAGGAGGGAAAGAATAAATCAGACCTCCGGTACGTGCAGCGTGTCCTCAATCAAAAAGTACTCCCCATGCTGGAGGCAAGAGGGTATCCCGTTACTGGCGGAAAGTTCATTTTCCCAAAAGCAGCGGAGCAGCTCTCCGTTGCCGAGGTGGTGCAGCTCTCCGACATCATGGATATCCCGCAGAGCTACCTGCATGAAAAATATTCGATTCCCGTGCCTAAAGACGGGGAGCCGGTTGCAAAACGTGCCTCCTCGCAGGCTGCCCGGTTCGATGCGGGTGAGGATCCGGAGGGGGAGGAAACAATCAGCAATGCAGACCGCAATTTCTTTATGCGCCTATGGGATTTTTTCGTGCAAGCCCCGCAGGTCGGGGCATCCGTTGGAAAAGCCCCCATCAGGCTGAGTGATGACGCTACGATGTCGGAAAAGCTGGCAGCGAGGATTGCAAACGGCGATACCGGGAAATTCGATGCGGAGCTGTTCTCCTTTATCGCCACCGACTTTTTGAACGGTGTTCAAACGGCGTTCAAACGGGTGGTGAACCATGCGGACGTGAGGTTCGCTTACGGGCTGCAGGATGACGCTTTCATCACCGCTTTGGAAATGAACCTGTTTCATTTTTCCGCCGGTAAGACGCTGGCAGAGATTCAGGAGCTGAACAAGGCGTTCAGGGAGAGCGGCAATTTTCAGGAGTTCTCCAAAAAGGCGGAACAGATATGTGGCACGTTCAATAAAACGTGGCAAAAGACGGAATACGAAACGGCGGTACTGACGGCGGAGTCCGCCAGCAATTACCACCAGCTCAAGGGAAAAACAAAACTGTTCCCTTATTGGAAGTATGTCACCGCCGGGGATGAAAAGGTAAGGGAGGAACACCGGAAGCTGGACGGGGTGATATTACCGGCCAACGATCCACGATGGAAAAAGATATTCCCGCCTAACGGATGGAAATGCCGTTGCCGGGTGGTTCCGCTCATGAAACACGAGGTAGAGGGTATAGACATCAACGCCATGCGTGCCATTGTCGATGAATACCTCGGTACGGGTGAATGGAAAATGAACGAGGCTCAGGGCTGGGATTCAAACCGGGGAGAAACGGCTGAGGTGTTTTCCAAGAACCAGCATTATATCCGCAAGTTCCCCGATAAGGCCGCCTCCCTGCTGGGTGACTTGCATTATAATGACTACGGGCTGGACTCCTTTGGAAAGAAAGCGGCTGCAGCGACCGAAAAAGCACCGGTGTTCGCCGGGGATCCGAACCAGTGGAGGAATTCGCATCAGGTGATGGAAGACTATAAAGGCCGAAAGGTACAACTCACGGAGGAGGTGTTCAAACGTCACACCACAAAGAAATACGAGGAGGCTCGTGTCCCGCTCGTGGAGTGTATCCCGGACGTGCTTAAAAACCCGGACGAGGTATGGATAAACGACTATCAGAAAAAATTCGATAACCTGAACTTTATCAAGTTCTACGAGGATAAAGTGATAAACGTGGTTTGCGAGGTCAAGAACGGGACGCTCTATCAGGTCACGACATGGTTCGAGATAGAGCAGAACGCCAATATCAAGGTGAAAGGCCGCAGGAGTAGAAAGATAGATCCACGCTGGAGGTATCGCCGTGGGCTGCTTATCAAAAAGTAAAAGGAGGCTCTGAGAACCTCCTTTTATCTACGGATTGACATCCCGCTCCGCCGTATAAAGCCCGGACTTTTTGATGCCCCCGTCATCCGTCAGGTGTTGGCACATTCGATTCATCCCCGGAGCGATATGCTTACGGGAGCAAATATACAAAATTATTTTAATATGAATATCAAGGAATTAAATAAATATCTGCAATCGCTCCCGGAGGAGATAATCTCCGATGCGGCAGAAATCGTGGCGGAAACGGCCACGGAATACTATAAATCGACTTTCAAAAAGAAAGCCTTTGACGGGAACCCGTGGACTCCGGCAAAAGTACCGAAAACAACCGGATCGCTACTGATCGACTCCGGTGCGCTGGTGAACAGTATCAGACCGGCGGTGATAACTCCCCAGCGGGTGGTCATCTCTGCGGGGAATGAAAAGGTGGATTATGCTCAGGTACATAACGAGGGATTCAAAGGCATAGTACCCGTACCGGCACACACCCGGAAAACAAAGCGGAAAGACGTACCGGTCAAGGCGCACACCCGGAAAACTAACATCCCGAAACGTGAATTCATGGGAGATTCAGAAGAATTGAACGAGCAGATACACGCACGGATAGAGGGATATATTGACTCACTTAACAAAGAATAGCGTATGAACAAAGAAATTTTTATTGCCGTTTGTGACCGGCTGAAAACAGAAGTGCCACAGCTCAGGTGGATAGATGCCGAGGAGGGACAACTAAACACGGGAGAACGGCCTGCAGTGGCTTTCCCGTGCTGCCTGATAGATATCTCTTACCCGTCTTGTGAAACCCACATGGGTGGCCGTCAGAAGATAAAGGCACAGATACAGGTCAGGGTGGCCTTTCAATCAGGAGGGAGTACAAACGCCGCAGCCCCAAAACTCGTGAGGGAACACGCCCTCCGCTGCATGGACACGCTGGATAAGATACACGAGGCTTTGCAATGGTGGAACGGGGGGAACCTTTTCAACCCGATGCGCCGCCTCCGGGGTGCGCCGGAAAAGAGGGCGGACGACCTGAAAGTCTATAACGTGATCTACGAAACAGAGTTTATGGATTAGTTCCAGTCAAAGCCGGGAAACATCGCTTTGAGCTTGCGGGTGGATGCTTTGGAACGCAGGAGTTCATTATAAAAATCATCCTGCTCCACCAGCGTGTTGCTGATGGTTCGTTCCTCGACAAAGAACTCGTTATCTGAAAGGATTCTCAGCACGTCATCAAAGCGGCGGCGTTTGATCTCAGTCCAATAGTAATAACGGGCGGTCATGATACGGTTCCGCTTTTCGAGCCGGTCACGGCGGGAGGTGATGGCAGCATCGGAGGAGGCAACCGTGCGTGTTCTGCGGCGGTTACCGGCTTTCTCTATTTCCGGGCAAAAAAAAGGTATCACGAGCTGCTCCTGCATATTCATTGGATTACTTAATGCAAAAGTACATCATTTGCACCATAGTACGAAAAAAGTCCGCTGAAAATTAGGAATTCAGCGGACTTTTATTATTGATTAGAGGGCTTTTACATGGTAAGTTCGCCCTCTTTGTCATCCTTACCCGGAACGAACGGCTTTATAGTGGTTACCACCGAGCTGGTCACTTTCACCCTGCCAGATCCGAGGCAGGTCGGACACCTGCAGGATCCGGACACCTTTGTCCTGTTCTCATCGCTGTACTCGAATACAACGCCTTTTCCCCCGCAACGCTTGCATACAGCCACACGGGTGGGAATATACCGGGCTTTCGCATTATTCACCTGTTCCATCTGATTCCTCCTTTATTACGGTTAATTCTTCACTTGATTTCGGGTGATACATGAAATCGGTTTTGAGCTTTTTGAAAACCGTAAGTTCCACCTGAAAATTCTCAAATTCCTTGTTCCGGCTGGAAAGCTGGCGTTTAATGAACTCGGTAACGTCACGTTTCATCTCAGGAACCGACATCTCGCTACCCGTTTCCGGGACGTACAACCCCTCAAGCCGGAGCTTGCGGTAACCTCTGCGATGGATTTGGAATTGAACTTTGTATATCATGACCACCCCTCCTTATGCCTCTGTCATACCGAGGGGAATGGTCACCCACATACCGTCCTCGTTCTTCATTTCCGCCCTCACGAACTGTTTGCTGATCGCTGGCTGGTATGCCTCCTCGATGATACGCACCCCCTCCATGAAACGCTCGTTGTCGCTTTCCTCGGCAACCTTGCGGAGCTGGACGATGCGGCTGGCTTTTAACGTGCCTTTGGAATCACGAGCCAGCAGTCTCAAGACCATGTTCACGAGTGATTTCGTTTTAGCATTGTCGGCGAGGCTCTCGATGTACTCTTTCACGATGGCGATGCCGTCCTCCACCGTGTCACGGTAACCGTCCGTCACGTACACGCCGAGGGTAATGCGCTTGTTCCCCTCCGAATTGGTAAAGGTATGGCTGCGCTGGTCATCCTTTACGACTTTCAGAACCTCGCATTTCATGTCGAGGATACTCTTAAAGTTCTCCAGCACCGTCTTTTTGGTTTCCTTGATATCCTCACTCAAGGAGAGGAGTACCGGGATTGCGCTGTTCACTTCGTCATCCACCATTTGGCGGTACGTTTCACGTTCGGCTTTCGCCTTTTCCTGTGCCTCTTTTTTGGCCTTTTCCTTACGGAATGCCTCGAACTGAGCCTTTTCCTCTGCCGTCATTTCAACGGTCTGCTTTTCTTCAATCTGTGCCATAATATCACATTTTAAATGGTTTATAAATAAGTTAATTGAGTTCTTTCTTTGCTTTCTGCATATCCTTTTGCCGTATGGAACGGATGCGGAGCAACACCGCATCCAAATCATCGGCGGATAACTCCCTGAACTTCTTTCCTGCGATACGAACGCCCAAACAAAAGTTATCCACCGCCGCCCAATTTGCCGTATCAATACCCATCAACTGCATTTGGTGGAGAACGGCGGAACGTTTCTTTTTCAGAACCTCGTAACTGACCGGACGGCTGGATCCGGTCTGCTTCTCCATCTCCCGTATCATCGAGTTATATTCACTCAAGGTCATTTCTCTCAGAGAGTCCGTCCGGCCATTCGTAAAGCCGGATACAAGCTGCAGTTTTAAACCGTCCCTGTCAGAGCAGGGCATTTTCGCCAGCAGCGTCCAAAAACGTGAAAAGCTGTTTGTCTTTGCCATAATCAGTCAAGTTCAGGGGTTTCACTTTCTTTTAAGGATTGCAGGACGTACAATTCGGTAATGGCCGGGTTCGTCCCCAAATTACTTTCGCCGGAGTCATAGGCCAGCTCAAATTCACGCTGGCAAATGGCTCGCTGTTCCTGCAGCTTGGATGCCGCATACTCTTTCATCGCATCGACAATACGTTTCAATTCTTCGGGAGAAAACTTTCTGCCGAGTTCCTCGTTCTTTTTCAGGCTGAATACCTGTCTTAATGCTGATAATGCTTTCATATTTGCACGACTTTTACAGGTTGTTGTACTACTTTTACCATTGCCTCCGGCACGTCCTTGATGATAGCTGCGGCCAGCTCCGGGTTCCGGAGTTCAACCACCGCCCATTCATCTTTCTTGGCCGGGCTGATCAGCAATTTCTCCGGTCGGTTGAAGCAAGTCCAATTCATCAGGACTGTACTTAAAGAGGCCACCGGTAAGCCTATTTGATAAAGATCATTTCCCATTGATTTGCTTGTTTAAATTGATCTTTGAACCGTCATCATACCCGGAACAATAGGCGGAGGTGTTCACTTTATTCCGGTTCTTGGATTTATGGATGGTTGTGCCTATCGATTGAAAATAATCATCAATCAAATGGTTGTGACACAGCATCAGACCGGTTTCCTCCGCTGTTTTCCGAATGCTCTCAAATTGTTTCCGCAAACCGGTACAACACCCCAGCAAATAAGATTTTATATAGTTCCGTTTAAACTTCTTTGTCCGGTAATACCCTCTGCGGGTAGCCACATATTCAGTGCAACGTTCTACCGATAACCGGCGGAATACAGACCTCAGATAATTATAAAGCGAGATCACAACTTCCGCATTTTCCCGTGTACCGACCACCACCATGTAAGTCGTGCCTCCATGTAACAAAATCCGGCAAAAATTATACTCGCATATAATCCGCAATAAATCCCGTTTCCAAATATTCCCATACGTGTCCTGATAGGTTATTTTCTCCGATTCACCCACGGATATCATATTCTTTTGTTCTTCCGGGGCAACATCCATCAATGACAAGTTATAGGATGTAAGCAGCCGGTTCACGGCCTCCGCTGCGGCATGGGCTTCTCCCTCGGATCCGATCTTTATGGCGGACTCTTTCAATCTGATCAGTTTTCTGATTTTTCCCAATATATTTTCAGGTACTTCTTTTTCCATTACTCACTTTATTTTGCAGGTTCCCACTCGATTGTTATCACGGCATCGAGTTTACCGCTACCTTTACAGACCGGACAATCTATTTTCACCCGTTCCCGTTGTTCCTCTCCCCAAAAGAAACCGTTACCGTGGCAATAGCTACAGCGGTGGCCTTTGCTGGAGACACTTTCTTTCCTGTTTCCCTCCCCGATAAACATGGGAGGCGATATCAATATCATTTGGTTGCTTTTGCTCATTTCCGTTCGTTTTAAATGTTATCTCCCCAATATCTTACCGCACCCTCGTCCCAAATCGTAAAATGCCCCACGGAGCCGAAAAAGCGACCTTTCGAGAAAGCCCGGAACCCCTCCACGTAAATTTTCAGGGCGGCATCATACATCACTTTCTTTGCGCTCCGGCCATCAGGGTTCCGCCCGTCCGCATGGGAGATAAAGATCAGCAGCTTGTTCCGGTGCGCCTCCTTGAATTTGATGTACTCCTTATAGCTCATTTGGGTGTATTGAAAACTGTCGATGACGTAAAAATCGGGGCTTTTATGTTTATCCATCCTCTCACCAAGTTCGGACATCGGCTCACAGTCGAGCAGCTGGAAACGGCGGTTTACCTCGGCCATATTGAAACGGAGGAGCGTGTTCTGCATGGTAAGGCTCGCACCCTCTTCGAGGCTGTCATAAGCCACCCGCCCGAACTTTGCCAGCTCCTTGCAAAGCTGCATGACAAAGCTGCTTTTCCCGTTACCGCTGTTGCCCCAAATAAACCAAACGCCGATCCGTTCAGGCTCGCCGAAAGCCTCCGCCCATGCGCCTGTCAGCTTGAGCGTTTCTTTCTTCATGCTTACTGCCTCTGTTACCGATAATGCCCGTGCCATAAATCAATACCTGAAATCTGTAAAATGAATAACCACTCCCTCGAAAGTATCAGAGGTCTTAAAGAACCAGCTCACGAAATCATCGAGAGTCATCCCGTCATTGGCTGCCAGCTGCTCCACGTTCAGGAGCTGTTTCCCGTCTATGAAAACGGACGCCTGCTCGATATCGGAGTCCCATGTCATCCTTACCTGCTGGATACCGATTTTTCTCAGCCTTTTCACCTCCAGCTGCGGGGTGTGATAAGGGCGGCCAATCCACCGGCGGATAGATAGCTCCGCATTGCGGGAATTGATCTGTTTCATGTTGTACTCCCATTTGCCCGGATCCTCACGGAACGTGTGGATCTTGGTTCCTTTAATCACTTTCTCAGGAAAGCCGGTGAGCTGGCCTCCTTTAAGATGGCCTGCCGGAAACCGGCTTGCGAGTGGTAAAACAATTTGTTTCATATACTTTTTGAATTACGTTCAAACGCCGTTCAACCGGCATTTGAACAGGGTTCTATACTATTTCGCTGCCGCCACCTTTTTCTCCCGGTGAATGGCATCTTTCACGCATCGCAAATCAAACTCCGATTTCTCCGTCACATCGATCACCTTTGCGATCTGTCTCTTGTCCGTCAGGCCGTTGGCTTGACAAATGGCAAACACATCATTGCAGGAGGTTGGCTCCAGCTCAAAGAACTTACGCCCGATACGGGAATAAATCTCGTTATACCCTTTCCGGTTATGGTTCAAACCGCAATCGATACGGTGCTGGATGTAATCAGTGGATAAGAAAGTAATCCCGCATTTGCCCTCCAGCCGGTTATACAGGTTGATAAAGTAGTGGAACACGTTATCGTTCAACTTGTCACCCTCATCGAACACCAAAAGAGGATTTCCCATCTGTATGATGCTCTCTATGGCCAAGTCCAATATTTCACGGATACGCATCCCGCAAGTCTTAAAACCGAGCTTACGGGCGATCTCCCGGACAAAATCACCTTTCCGCATATCCTCGTCACAAAGGATGACGAACACCTCATGATTCTTTTGGGCGTACATGGTGGCTGTCGTTGTTTTGCCGCATCCCGCACCGCCCACGATCCAGCGGACTTTTTTAAACTCCTGCGCATCGCTCAGGGCATACCATATTTCCTGAAAGGAATTCGTTTCCACCAGCTGCCAACCGGTGGCCGCAGCCGCTGGAGTAATCTGGGCGATGATATTACGGAACATATCATCGCTGATGTTCTCGTACTTACCGTTAATCACGGCACTCAATGTTCCGGCAGACACGCCGTTCAAACTTGCCGCAGCCTTTTTTTGGCTGGAATACTTCGCTGCATATACCCGGAGAGCCTCACGGATATTGTCTTTCTCTTGTTGTGTCATTGTACTGTTCATTTTATTTTGAATTATAATTTTCCTGCTACTTTCTTTTCATTCAGGCGGATGTCACCATTCAGCTGGTCAAACGTAATATTGCTTATCAGCTTTGTCACCTTACCGGCGGAGAGCTGCTCCGGATCCTGACTGTACCGGCGGACACGGCGTTCAATCTCACGCTCCGTTTCGCTCTTTACACCTTTCAGTTTCGGACGTTTGAGTCCCTGTTGTTCCATGCTCACGCCGTGCGCCTGCTCGATGATCCGGGCTCCCACCTGACGCTCGATGCGATCCTCCGTGTTCGCCTCGATATTCCGACGGATAAAGGCCATTTCACCCTCGGTCTGCTCCTGAATGTTACGGTGGATAACGATATAAGGCTCCGCCGTCCGCACAAATCTCAGCTCTCCTGCCTTATCTTTCTTGTAGAGCCGTACCGAGGTATGGTCATAAGGATCATACATGGTGTAGAACTTTTGCCCCCTGTTGCTTCTGAGGAATTCGTGATCGGGAACACCCGGAGCCTCGTAAACCTCGTATGTGAACTCACGTTTCTTAATGGTTATTTTCAAGCCGTTGTCGGTATAAGTGGACGGCTTGTCCGTCATCACCCAAAACATCTCGATCATGTCGAGAACACCCACCGCCGGGGTATCAGGGTTCACGCTGTTTTTGTACATTTCCATACGGCTCGATTCGGTAGCAAAATGTCTGCTTTCGTTCCATTCTTTCCGGGCGGCAGCGTATGCCGCTTTCAGTTCGGCCAGAGTGTAAAGTTTATCCTTGTTCGCCTCGATACGCTCCAAGTTCGGGCGGCTCGTGTCTTTCTTGGCGGTGATATTTTGGCCGGTGAACCTCCAATCCTTGTGCAAAACCTCTGCCTGAAAACGTCCGAAAACGCTCTCTATCGTTTTGGATTGCCCGCTATATGGAGCCGTGGTTCTATGAACATGGCCGACAATCTTATCGAAAAAATTGCTGTTCTGCAGCTTTTTGTGGCCTCCTTGATTATCATGCACCAGCTCGTAAGGCTTATGACCTGATACCTGAATGGCCATGCGGTAGGCGTTATATTGCGCCTCGTAGTCCTCGCTGTCTGAAATGTGGTATCCCAAAAACACCTCCGAATAAGCATCGATGACCTCGTAAACCTGAGTGGTACGAACCACCAGCTTACCGTCTTTGTCGTAATCCTTGTAATACAAATTGATTTTCGTACCGTCACCGTACCACAAGGAGTCACGCATCGAGGGAAGCTCGGTCTTATTCTTGCGGCTGTAACGCTGGTGGGCTTTCAGCTCCCCGTGAACAGCATCGTACCACAACGGCTCGATGTCAGGACGGTTCAGGAACCCACGGAGGCTCTGAATGCTCCGGAGCTGTTTCCAGCCTTTCTCGCCTGCAATCCGGTTGAATTCCACGAATATTTGAGCATCTGTATAAACGGGAACGCTGCTACGCTTTAACGCTATAATCATGTTACCGGCTTCCTCGGTTATTTTCAGGGTGTTATCATTTCCCATTTTTTTGCTGATCAGACAGGAATACCCCTCTTTCTTGTATTGGTTTATCTTGTCTTTCAGCCGGGCGGCGTTTTCAGGCAGCGTGTGGCCATAAGAGTCACGGAGGCGGTCTGCCGTTCCGATAATCGTTTCCCATACTTTCTTTGTACTGCCACCTAAAGCCTTACGATACCCCTCCCGGTCATTCAGGATGGATATCAACTCGTTCAGTACCGAGGCGTTTATGGTGTATTCTTCTTTTTTCCTTTCGGTAAGGCTCACCATCTCGCCGGCCTTGTCATATCGATAATCCTCAAAGAATGTTCGGGCGGCATCATCTATTTTAAGCCTGTCTTTCATACACTGCTCTTTGATTAGCTCCACCGGATCACCATACTTTTGCTCAAAGCGGATCCGATAGCGTTCAGGTAAGGATAAGTAATCAATAAGAGCGTAATTATCAAGACCACCGCCTCTATTAACCCGTTGAGCCTTACCTCTCCGAATTAAAGAATAAAGCGTCCATAGCGAAATCACTGGTTCTCCATTTTCGGAGTCAGTTAATTCCTGAATTGTTACGCATACTATTTTATTGAAATACTCCATTATTTTAAAATCTTAGCTCCCGGAAGCGGAGTCGAACCACCTCAAAAGACCGTCCGGGATTGACTTATTTATATATCTTTGTCATCAATTGAAATTGGTACTTTTTTAATCAGACGGGCGGCATTAGCAAAATTCAAGACTACCACTATAACAGCCCATATCGGACTATCATCAGTTATACATAAAAAGCATAAACTCAGGCAGAAATACCACACATAAAATTTTTGCTTTGCAGTCAAAGAGGAATACTCTTTGAACTCATCTCCAAAGAGGAGTAAAAACTTCTTTTTCATACCGTTTCCTTTTGACCACCGATTTCAATACCTCCACGTTCAAGGGCTACCTTTCGGATTAATATTGCCTTTGAACTATTACTCAAATAGTTCAAAGCCTTATAAACCGCCTGCCTCGTCACCCTAAAGTCTTTCGAGATTTGGGATATTTTCCCGTACTCAACTACAATCCTTTTTTTCATATTTTCCTTATTTAATGGTTTCAATAATAGGATCATTAAACCAAGTTTCCAGCTGTGCCTTTGCATAAGCCATAGAACATTCTCCAGCTGTCGCTATCACTATAGTTGTGTTATCAATAGCATAAGCTACCATATCTTCATCCACGTTCATTTCAGAAATAAAATCACCTACTTTTTCCCATTCTGAAAAATTGATTTGTACCTTAACTGCTTGCATAATTTCTGTTTTTATTAGTTATTCATTGCAATTCCAACCGCTTTTTGTACTTTTACAGCCGTTTACATTGTTATCGTGCTGCAAATATAATTCGCTTTTGCGAATAAAACAAGAAATTGCGAATATTTTATTCGCTTTTGCGTAAACAAAATAGGAGAGGTATGACTATAAATGAACGAATGAACCATATTATCAAAGAATTGTACAGCGGAAATAAACGAGCTTTCGCTAATGCAATAGGTGTATCTGCTACTGTAATTGAAAATGTTGTAGGCACGAGACAAGGTAAGCCATCTTATGATGTTCTCGAAAAAATATGCGCAAATGCGAATATATCAGCAGAATGGTTATTAATGGAAAGAGGGGAGATGCTGTATAATCCTACCACTCAATCGCAATACACACCTCCCGACCAAAACACTCACTACTTTATAGAGAAAATCGCAGAACAAGCTGAGGAAATCGGCAAATTAAAAGAACAAGTAAAGTTATTGGGAACACAAAAATCGGCTGCACCCGATGCAATATGTGCAGATGTCGTATAATTTTCGGAAGAAAGTGTCCCAAATATTAGCCGCACACGCACTTTTGATTTCAATCAAATAAGATTTATTTATTCATTATATTATATATCAGCACATTAAACAATAATATGTGCTGATTTCTATTATTTATTTATGGTATTTTCCCCCTCTGAAAACTATAAAACAACTATAAAACAGCTAATAAATAGGCAATTTCTATATCTGAACACGTCTATTTTTAACGGAAAATGCACAACCAAATGCACAACCATTAAAAACATTTCGTTTTTTTCCTTACAAAAATGCACAACCAAACGCACAACCAAATGCACAACCAACCCCTAAAAACACAATATTCCACCCTCTAAGGAATAACTTTTACCCCTCTCCTATTTCCACTATTTTGAACGCCGAATTTAGGCTATTTGAACAAGAAAAGATAATCCCCATCAACAGAACATAAAAAAAGCCGCAATCCGCTTAAATAAAAGCGTTCTGCGACCAATGCATCCACCTCTCCTCTCTCCTACTCTAGTTTATATTAGGTTTTCGCTGCAGTGTAAAGCTGATAGGCGTTCAAACTATTCAAAGTAAAGGCCAAAGTAAAGTCAAAGTAAAGCAGAGTAAACTTTTCGTTTTTGCTTCTCCCCTCTCCTATCAATACGTAACTATCTATTTATCAAGGCTATTGCTATTCTTCCGCACAACTCTATTTATCGCATTTCGTTTTACCCCCCCTAAATCAGTGTAGCCGAACTGGCCGTACGCTCAGGCCTTGCCGAAGAACAAATAGAACGAATAGAGAATAATGTAGATCTTCCTTCATTGGCTCCCCTCATCAAGATAGCCCGTGCGTTAGGGGTACGTCTGGGCACTTTTCTGGACGACCAGGAAGAACAAGGAGCAGTAATCTGCCGGAAACAAGAGAGTGAGGATACCATCAGTTTCTCG